AAAAGTAGAATAAGAAACCTACAGTCTATAGGCCGTGGGTTAAGATTAGGCGACAATAAGGTTAATGCGACATTGTATGATATAGCAGATAATCTAACTTATAAATCAAAAGAAAACTTTACACTAAAACATTTCCAAGAAAGGATAAACATTTATACCGAGGAAGAATTTGAGTATGAGATACACAATATCGACCTGAAGGAATAGATAAATAGTTATATGGATAAATTAATAGAACAACCTAATGCTAATGTAGTTGATTACCGAATAGTTCGCTTGTCTGATGGTAGCGTTCTTGTTGGTAGTATATCAATAGACAAAGACTTTTTAAGAATACACAATCCATTAGAACTTAAAACAACACCTAGAATTACAGGTGAAGGGGTAAAAGAAGATTCAGTATTATCACCATGGATACCTTTTACAGAGGATAAACTATTTGTAGTACCAAAAGAAAAAGTAATGGTTATATCAAAAGCAGCCAAAGAGTTGGCAAACTATTATGAGGTTGTATTACATAAACTCTCTAGTGTGAAAACAAAAGCAGTTTACTCTCCTGCTGAGATTGAAAGAATAATGGAACTTGCAGATGAGATGGAAGCACAGTTAGAGGAAGAAAGTAATTATGAAAATGATGATGTTGGGAATAAAACAGTACACTAAGCTTAGCCCATCCCAAAGCGACTACATAGTCGATTATACACATAATCCTATGAATGTCAAGCACAACAAAAAAACTTATTGAGTTGCTTGCATTTTGCTAAAAAATATAGTATAATACATTATAGAAAGTTGAAAATATTATGATTAAAAATAAAGCACAAAAACCACATTATGTAGATAATAAAAAGTTTTTAGAGGCGATGGTTGAGTACAGAGAAAAATGTGCTGATGCTGCAGAAAAAAATAAAAGTAAGCCAGATGTTACGAATTATATTGGTGAGTGTTTTTTAAAGATTGCAAATCATTTATCGTATAGACCTAATTTTATTAACTATACATTTAGAGACGATATGATATCAGACGGTATAGAAAACTGTTTGCAATACATGAGTAACTTTAATCCAGAGAAGTCAAACAATCCGTTTGCATATTTTACACAAATAATTTACTATGCATTTATAAGAAGAATACAAAAAGAGAAAAAACAAATGCTGATTAAATCTAAGTTGATTGCTAATGCAGGTGCAGAGAATATGATGGACCAGTTAGCAGGAGATGATAAAGTATATCAAAGTCAAATGTTAGATTTCTTACAAAGAAACGCAGTTAAAGAAGAAGAACCAAAAAAAGAAGTTAAAAAGAAATAGATTATGAAAATAGCACTACTTAACGACACCCACTTTGGTGCTCGTAATGACAGCAGTATATTTGATGAATACTTTTATAAGTTTTATGATGATATATTCTTTCCTTACTTAAAACAGCACAACATAAAAACACTTATACACTTAGGTGATATAGTTGATAGAAGAAAATATATTAACTATAGAATAGCACACAACCTTAGACATAAGTTTTTAGACAAACTGTGGCAGAATAAAATAGATACACATATACTAATAGGTAATCACGATATCTATTATAGAAACACCAATAAAGTAAATGCTGTAAAAGAATTGTGTACAGCACCTGATGGTGTTAATGAGCCTTGGATATATGAAGAACCTAAAGTAGTAGACTTTGATGGTCTAAAAATACTAATGATGCCTTGGATTAATCCAGAGAACGAAGCAGATTCTTTAAATACTTTGAACACAGCAGAAGCCGACATATGTATGGGTCACTTTGATTTAAATGGATTTAGAATGATGGACTCAATAGTACAAACACATGGTTACGATAAGAATATTGTATCACGATTTGAAACAACATATAGTGGTCATTTTCATCACAAGAATGATGACGGTCAAGTATTCTATTTGGGTAGTCAATATGAAATGACATGGTCAGACTACAACAATCAAAAAGGGTTTCATGTATTAGATACTGAAACAAGAGAAGTTGAGTTTATTCCTAATCCACATACCATATTTAAAAAGTTAATGTACAATGATACCGAAACAAACTATGATAAAATGGATATATCAGACTACAATCAAAAGTTTATTAAGTTAGTTGTTGTTAATAAAAAAGACAATCAAATGTTTGATAGGTTGCTTGATAGATTATATAATAATATAAGTGTACATGAGCTTAAAATACTAGAAGATTATTCTGATCTTAGTCACACCAATGTCAGCGATGATGTTGTTGAGGGGTCTGAAGATACAATTACACTTGTTAATAATTATGTAGATCAGTTGCCAGTTGATTTAGATAAAGAGAAACTAAAAGTTATGATAAAAGAAAAGTTTATTGAGGCACAGGATAGTGATATAAAAGATGATAGTATTTAAAAAAATAAGATACAAGAACTTTCTATCAACAGGACAACAGTTCATAGAGATAGATTTAAACAAATCAAACGCCACATTAGTTGTTGGTGAAAATGGTGCAGGTAAATCTACTATGTTAGATGCTTTATGTTTTGGTTTATTTCAAAGAGCATTTAGAGCAATCAAGAAAGATCAATTAATTAATTCTATTAATGAAAAAGAATGTGTTGTTGAAGTAGAGTTTACAATAGGTAAAAAAGATTACAAGATTATAAGAGGTATCAAGCCTAACATATTTGAGATATGGTGTAATGGTGATATGTTAAATCAAGATGCAGCTCAAAGAGATTATCAAAAACATTTAGAATCAGTAATACTTAAATTAAATTTTAGATCATTTACACAGGTTGTTATATTAGGTAATGCTTCATTTGTACCATTCATGCAATTAAGAGCAAGACACAGACGACAAGTAGTAGAAGAAATATTAGATATTGAAATCTTTTCTAAAATGAACCTATTGTTTAGAGAAAAACAAAAATCTCAAGATGAGTTAATCAAACAAACAGACTTTAATTATCAAATGGTAGATAGTAAGATTGATGATAAGAAAAATTATATTGATGATATAGGTAATCGAAGTAAAGACTTAGTAGATTCTAAGAAATTAGAAGTAAAGAAATCACTTATCGATATAGAAAACTATGAAGAAGATATTAGAAAAGTTAAAACAGAGATTGCTGGTTTACAAAAAGAAATACTAGATGCCACAAAGATAAATGCTAAACATCAAAAATTACATACAATGGAAGCAAAGTTAGAAAACACTTGTAACAAACATAAGAAAGATTTAAGATTCTTTGAATCACATGATGATTGTCCTACCTGTCAACAAGTAATCGACAATGCATTTAAAACAACAATGATTGATAAAAAGAAAGATAAAGTCATAGAGTTAGATTCAGCATTAGGTCAGATTGAAAAAGAAATTAAAACTACAGAGATGAAGCTTGATAATGTCAATAAGACAATGGTCTTAATAAGAGAAAAAGAGTTATTGATTAATCGTTATGAGACATCTATAACCGAAATAAACAAACAAAAAGAAAAGATACAACAAGAGATAGATGGTCTATCAAATGAAAATCAATCGACTGCTGTTCAGACAGGCGAACTAAATCAACTACAAGAACAGTTAACCGATTTAGAAAAAGATAAGATATCACAAAAAGAAGAAATGGTTTATATAGATACCGCTAGACATCTTATGCAAGATACAGGTATCAAAACTAAAATCATTAAACAATATCTACCAATAATGAATCAGTTTATTAATAAGAACTTGGCTGATATGGACTTCTTTGTTAATTTTAGTTTAGATGAAGAATTTAATGAAACAATTAAATCTAGACACAGAGACGAATTTAACTATCATTCATTTAGTGAGGGTGAGAAGTTAAGAATAGATTTAGCAATACTATTTACATGGCGTGAAATTGCTAAATTAAAAAACTCTACAAATACAAATCTACTAATACTAGATGAAATATTTGATAGTTCATTAGATACCTCTGGTACTGATGAATTTATGAGAATACTAAAAACCACTATGGACAAAGAAAATGTTTTCGTTATATCTCATAAGGGCGATACTCTAATTGATAAGTTCCCTAGAGTAATGAAATTTGAGAAATATAAAAACTTTACAAGGATGGCAGAATAATGGCAGAGAAACTAACACCACAAAAAATAGAAGAAGCAGCAAGACACTTTGACAATATACAAAAAGGTAAAGTGTTAATTAAACCTGAAGAAAAATCAGTTGATGATAAACTAAAAGATATGCATGAGTATCTAAAGAAAAAAGATCCAGAAACATATCCTTTAATACCACCAACAGACCCTAGACTATTAATGAAGATTGCACCTTTTACAGATGATATGTTAAAAGAGTTTAAAATCATAGATAGAAAAGAATTAGCAAAGAAAATGATTAAGAGTATGAATAAGTATGGCGGCATAGGCTTATCAGGCAATCAAGTAGGACTACCATTTCGTATGTTTGTTATGGGTCATCCACAAATAGAAGAAGGCAAAGAAAGAGCAGTTTTTAATCCTATTGTTAATGATGTTAGTCCCGAAACAGTCTTAATGAAAGAGGGTTGCTTATCTTTTCCTTTCTTATTCTTATCAATTAAAAGACCAAAGTGGGTTAATGTAAGATACACAGATGAGAATGGCGAAGAGGTTGAAGAATTTTTACATGGTATGTCATCAAGAATATTTCAACATGAAAACGAACACATGAACGGATATGTCTTTACAGATTTAGTTAGTAAGTTAAAGTTAGAAAGAGCCAAGAAATCGCAAAAGAAACTAGTCATGGAAACTATAAGAAATCAACAAAACAGATTGAAGGCACAAGTTGAAACTAAATAGAGATTTCTTTGAAAGTGTAATAGATGTAGGAAGTGGATTCTTTTTATCTATTATAATACAGTTGACAATATTTCCTTTGTTTGATCTACACCCAACAATATTTGAAAACTTTTATATTGCAATAATATTTACAGTTGTTTCAATGACACGATCAACATTGTGGCGAAGATATTTTAGAAAGAAAAAGTATGCATAAATTAGCAGTAATCATAGCACTAAAAGAAGAAACAAAAGATGTTAATTATGAGGACATCTATATAAGTGGTGTCGGTAAAGTAAATGCCACAATAGCTGCTATGAAAGCAATAAACGAAGGTGCCACAGAGATTGTCAATTACGGAACAGCAGGTGCAGTTAATGATCTGCCTGGTATTGTAGAACCTTATAACTTTAAAAAGGGATTAGTTCTATGTACAGGTTTCGTTGATAGAGATATGAATGCTACACCTATGGGGTTTGAACTAGGACAAACACCTTATGAGAAAAATGTAATGATAGGTCACACAGGATTAATATGTGGTACTGGTGATACATTTGCTACAAATAAACCTGATATAGATTGTGATATAGTTGATATGGAGGCTTATGCAATTGCTAAAGTTTGTGCCTTACATAACATAACATTTACTTGTTACAAATATATTTCAGATAATGTAGATGAAAACTCACCTGTTGATTTTGCAAGTAATGTATCAAAAGGTAATAAAGAATTTAACAAGATTATAAGTTTACATATATGAAAACAATTAAAGATAGAGTTGATAACTTTTTTAAATGGGTCAAAGGCTCAGAGTTAGTTGAACTAACAGATATAGATGTTTCAGAGGATCCAGTTAGACCTGAATTAGATTTAGAATTTCGTACTAGTTATGATAGAAAAATTTATGGTTTAAAATATGAAGATAGTATTGAAGGTATTATATGTGTAGCATATACGAATGAGATACCACAGACAATAAGAGAGTTAGATATGTTAAGTAGACTTGCAAACAACACAGGTACTATTGCTGTTGCATATACTGTATGGTCTAGAAAAAGAGGTGCAGGTAGACAGATCATAGAAAAGTTTTTAGACTTTATAAAAGATCAAAATCAAATAACACAGTTGGTTACATTGTCGCCACTAACACCTATGGCTACACATTTTCATATAAGTAATGGGGCAAAGTTGTTACAGATTAATTCAGAAACACAAAACTTTGAGTATCAATGGCGATTAGTAAACTAGAATACAAAAAATTAAAAGAGTATTATGACTTTCAAAGAAAGAAAGAATACAATAGAGAACAATTATTACATGCTATAAAACATATAACTAATAAAGCAGATATTGAAATATACTTTGACGAAGTATGGGCTAGACTTAAAGAAAAAGACTATCAAACACCATCAGACGATTGGGTGCCAGAAGATTCACAATGGCAAATAGAAGGAGAAATCTACAATGCAGAATAGACCAATAATGAAAGAACTAAATTTATCACCACACTTAGGCGACTTATCAAAAGTAGCAAGTGTATTAGATAATTTAGATATGACAAAAGTAAAAACAAAAT